GGTATGTCTGCATCGATAACACCGGCTTGACCAGCTCCGAGAAACTTCACCCACGCCCCCCGCTCAAAATCCTGCGAGTCCGTCAGCAAGTTTCTCGTCGTCACGTACTCCACCGGGTACTCGGTGGCGGTGAGAGATGCGCCCCATAGGTAGATCGAACCTTGCGTTGTGATCGTTGTGGACCCATCGGTCTCTGCGACGTAGAGACCTATGTTTTCAGACGCTCCTGCGCCGGTAAACGTTACCTCGCAAAGATACCATCCGTCTCCAGCGTCTTTTATGCTTTTACTTACAACGGTTCCAATTGTGGCGCCAACAGCGCCATTCGCTAGGTCAAACCAAACTCGCCACCCGCTGCCCAAAACGCTTAGAAAATCCTTTGTGTCTTTCTTTGCGTATGCGGTAATGGTGTGCACCCCAGACAGAATTTTTGGTTGGTATGCCCCGCCGGATGCCGTCGATCCTTGCGTTGTGACCCTATCTGCTGTTTGCTGTCCATCCGGAGACACAATCACGTTTGCATCTATTCCAACCACCCGGGCAGTTGACCACCCCACATCGAAACTCTCACTGTACGCTAACAAGTTCGTCGTCGAGAAATCCTCATCCTGCACCGCCGCCACGTCGGCGTAGCGGGTTTGTGCGCTGCCTTCGGTGGGGATGTAGGAGGTGGGGAAGGATGCGCCGTTTTCGACTTGGTAGCCGGAAACCTTAAAGGTGCGTGAAGAGTTGCTGCCGTATTTTAAGACGCCTGTGTTTTCCGGAATCGCTCCACTTGTTGCAGTTACCGATACTCGATACATACCGTTTCCGTAATTTTCGACGGAATAAGTCAGGGGTGACGGTACCGATCCGCCGAGATTAAGAACAAAATCATTTGAGGAGTTTGTTATGCTAGAGCTGCCAAACGAGGGCGCCCCACTGTCGTCCATTCGGACAAAGACGGAAAAAGTAACGGTTGAACTCGTTGCGACTCCGAGCTTGTAAACGTAGGACGCTGTTGCGCCGTCATGGCCAAATGCAACGCCCGTATTCTTGAACAAACCAGAAAACGAAACATCAGACAAGAGCCCACCTCTTTTGGCTGAGTCTGCCAAATACCCATTCCTAAACTCTGACTCTGTAAACGCATTCGCCCTCTGCTCCTCCACCAAAAGCCCCAGGCTCTCACCCGTCACGGGGTCATGGTCAAACCGTGGTGCAGCAAGGGCTTGTGAGGTCGTTTTGATGTATGGTGAAGGACCCATAAGTGCTGGATCTGTTTCTTCTAGTTGGCCTCCCCAGATGAAAACGCCAGACGTACCGTCGCCGCTTACCGTGTTTCGGTTCGACCAAATCCCATCGTTGCTTGCAAAAACACCAGCGGCACGACTGCTGGTGGATGTTCCGGTCCATGTGATCGACGCACGAAACCACCCATCACCGACCGGTTCGATTGAAACCGAATCTGGCGTGTTCAAAGATCCTGTCCCATTTTCGATCGTGCCTTGCTCAAGATCAATCTGCGCACCATAGTTAGCATTTTCTCCGTAAATCAAAACATATCTCTCCTCGGCTTTTTTCAAAAAGACAGAAAAAGTGTAAGTTTCTCCGAGGATGGAACTGTAGTTGCGATAGACATAGTCGCCGCCGCTCGGCGTTGTGGACGTAGCCGCAATTTTCTCCGCAGTTTGCTTGCCATCCGGCGCAATGGCTTGATTGGCAAAAATAGCCAATCGAATCCTCGCCCACCGATCAATCTGCTCTGAATACAACGCCAGATTCACCGCCGCATCGTGAATGAGCCCGTCTGCCCCAACGTAGGTGCCGGGGGATTGGGCTGCGGAGCGGGAGAAGGTGACGAGGCTAGTCGCGCCCGTCGCGTCGTCGTGCAAGTCTTTGAACCGCGCGAAGTTCAAGTCGAGCGCGGGTTTGTTCGCTTGCTGGTATAGCTTATCCATGATCGGCGCGGTGCGAAGTGAACGCCCGCGCGATGGTCCGATGGAGTCAAGCCCCGCCGGGTGAGTCTGGATTTGTGACGAGATGGAGAGCGCCGCGACGAGCGCGAGCGCGCCCGTCATCGCGTGGTCCCGAGCACGTTGATGTTCACGCTACCGGATGAACTCTTGCAATACCAAAGCGAAGCGGGACCCGGTAGGTCAATCGAGGCGACACAACCGGCCGCGGTGCAGAGAGACACGCCCTCGGTCGCCGCTTCGGCGTTCTTCGAATAGACATAGACCGGGGTTGCGCTCGAGGCGATCAACGAAAGAAGCTGCGCGCCTTGCGAACTTGCGTTGCCGAATGCGTCGGCAAGCGGGACCTCGATCGCGGTGTTTGTGCTATCGGAACACGCCACGACGTTATGACCGGCTGCTCGTGCCGATTCGACTTGTGCCGTCGAAGGATTCGAGACAAGAAAAAACACGCCAGCGAGTCCGGCGAAAAGAAAAGCGGGAAGAAAGTTTTTCACGGTTGCGCCTCCGTTTTGCGATCGTACCCCGCGTTCGGATGCGGGGCAAAGGGTGTCAGTCTTGGGAAACCAGGGTGAAAGAAACATAAGTCGTTGATGCGTTCGCCGCCCCGAAAGAAGTTTTTGAACCCTTGCCGTTCGTCGTGATTCTGATTTGCAATCTATCGCCCGCGGACGCCTCGATGATTCCTTCGATGTCGCAATTGGAAATGACCGTGTGCTGAATCTCGGTGTATGTCGCGCCCTGAAGAACGACCGACGGTGTGTTGTTCGCGCGATACACTTGGATCGCTCCGCTGTTGTTTTGATTTGCAGAGTTAAATTCGACCGAGACCATAGCGTCAATCTGATAGATCCCGTCGACCGGGCACTCCCACCAATAGTTCCCGGTGTCGTAATTGTTGCGTCTGTCGAACGCCTCGGCGTTGAACTGGATGACTTGATCTGTCACCGGCACGTTGAGAGCAAACCCAAGATCCTGATAGCTCCCCGACCGATATGCGCGCGCCGCCGGGATTGAGAGCATGTAGGTCGGCGTAACCGTTCCCTGGTCAGACCATCGAGACACATTGCCGAACTTGTCTCGAAACTGAGTTCGAATGTAGTGCGTCTGCGCCGGGTCCAGGTTCAAGATCGGAGAGCGATTCGCCCGTGCGATTTGCTTGTATGTGGTCGAGTCCGGAATAAACCCGCTCGTCTGCGAGACGTGGATTTCCGTCGTGTCGAAGTTGCGAGCGCGCAAATCGTTCGGGATATCCTGGAACACCTCCGCGCCGCCCGGGAACGGTGTGAGCGTCGGAGACGTCGTCGTATCGATTGGCGGTGTCGTCGGTTGATTTGGCGCAAGTCCGGGCATGACAAAGCGGATTTGCCATCCCTTGTTCATGCTCGCCGGTTGTCCTCGAAGGGTGAGCGATGTTCTCGCCTGCCCGTCGCTGAATGAATGCGAATATCCAGTGACCGCTACATCTTTCGTCGAATCCCAATGATACCCGTCGGCCGGGAGCCTGTAGAGATCGCCCGTGTCGACGAAGCGCCGGAAAGGTATGTCGATCGAGATGTCCGCTTTTGGCTCTTTCAAATCCGCTAAGATTGCGTCCGCAAGGTCCGAGGCTTCACTGTAGCTGTCGATTTGCGAAGTCGAGCCCTCCGCAATCTGGCAATACCTGTATCCGTACTTGGAGATTGACGTCGCATCGCTGCGCACAACCGAGGCGCGAGGCGCGAAGTTGTTCTCGTCGGCGTCGTTAAAGTCTGAATAGATGACCTCGACGGCGTTCCGAATGTCGCGCCCCTCGATTGATGCGCGAGTCACCTCGAGGATTTCATTATTCGAAAAAGTATAGTCCGGCGTCGTCTTGCTTCGGTCCGGCTCGAATAGAGTCAGTCGAAAGTCTCGCGCCGTGTCGTGCCAGCGATACTTGATGTTCCATCCAATCATCGCCGCAAGCGTCTCGATCGCTGTCTGGACCGGCTCGCGCTTTTGGTAGAACGGTCGGATATCGAATGCCGGGTCGACTGGCGTATAGACCGTAGGCGTTCCGCCGACGTATCCGTATGGCGAGCCGCCCGTATATGGCGCGGGCTCGTTGTCGTCGATGATTTCTTGGATGACATCCTGGACCGGAACGCCCGCCGCGTCTCCGTAGGGACGCTGATCGTTCTCGAAGACAAAGCCCGAAGTCTCAGACGCGACACCACCCGCCGTCGCCTGGACGGTCCGAAACTGATCGGTTGCTAGAATCTCCGCGACCGTCCATCGCCCGTTGTAGTTTGTCGTGTCGTATATCTTGATTTGGTCGCCCGCGCTCAATCCGTGGATTGTAACCGTCGTTATGACAACTGTATTGCCTGCCCCGCTATCATCGATCGCCTGTATCTGAAGCGGCTCCCGGGCGATGAATGTCTCGAAAAGCGGGCCTATCTTATCGCCCGCCTGGATCGTGATTTGGTCCGCGCCCCAATCCACCGACGATATAAAGCCATCGAAAAGCGGAACCCAGTCCCAATCATTTGGTGTCATCCCCTGCGGGATGACCGCCGTGTCGATCAAGATGCGCGCGTTCAAATCGACAAGCGCGGAATAGGAACCCGTCAAGAGATTGAGCGGAGAAGATTGAACATCATGCGCAAGCGACCATGAATCAACCTCGCGCACAACTGATACCGTCGCCGTTGCGCCCGGCTGATCGATGTCGTCCGACACGTCCGCGGACAAAACCAAGTCTTGCGAATGCGCGAGATTCGTCAAGTCGCGAAGGGTGCCGCCGGAATCTTCGATTCGAACTCGGAGATGATACACGCCGTTGTCCGAATCGTAGATCGTATCTTCATCGTATGAGATTCCGAACGTCTCGCCGTAAAGCAAAAGCGCCGCGTCTCGAGTTAGCGGATAGCTCCACAAAACGACATCGTCCATCGTGCCGTCGAAATATGTCGTATCGTCCCGCCCGCGCCCGATTTGCAGATCTGAGTTGGACCCGCCATCGGCGCCCGTCAATCCCGAGAACGATTCCTCATGAACGAGCCCGGCGCCTTGCCGGAACAAATATATGCGGAGAGTCTTTGTCGTTGCGCCGGACCAAGCGGCGACGACAAGATACGAATTACCTGTAGATAGTCCGGCGCCCGTGGTCTGCGAGGAAACCAGGTTTCCCGAACCGTGTTCCCACTCGACGAGGATTTCGGTTCCGTTCGTGTAGATGCAGAAGATTTTATTTTCAAACTGCACCGCCGAAACGCTCGTCCCCTCGTATGTGAAAATCGAGCGTTTCCCTGTTACGCTGTCGGGATTGAACACCGCCGACACCGCGCCCTCATTTGCGACTTGCGAGGCCAACGTCGCGTCGTTTACGAAGTCCTGAAAAAACTGACTCGTTCCGTTGAAGGTGCGCGCGCCCGTCGACCCGGAAGGAGTAGCAAAGAGAGAAGCCGCAAGCCCGGGCGATCCATTTGCCGTTAGGTCGTAGCCTGCAAGCGCATCGACTGCGTTCCCCGACGCCTCGTCTAGTTTCCAATGCGCGATCGCCGACGTCGAATCCGGACGAGCGCCGACGTGCGGTTGCAACAAATGACGCATTAAAGAACCTCTTCAAGCGTAAACGAAATTTCGAATCCGGTCGTTATGCTTCCGCCCGACATGTATTGAACTGGCTCCTCGGAAAGCGAACCGTGGCGAAGGCGCATCGACACGTTATCGCTCGGGACTCGAATCGCGTTGCCGAGGACGTTTAGCGTAGGGATTTCTGAAAAAGTAATGTTTCGCATCCCCGCAGAAAGAACGAACGGAAACAACATCACATAGTCCCAAGTCATCGCCGAAGGCGATCCTGCTTTGTTTGTTCCGTAAATCTTGAAGTCACCCGATACTACGTCGAGCATGTTGTCGACGCCGGTGGTTGATACGCCACTCTCATATTGTCCGCCGTCGCTATCGATAACGTATCTCAACCCGGCGCCGTTGTCGTAAGCGATGACTGTCCACTCGTCGCCGATGTTTGTATCGAAACTCACCGTGCTTCCGCTCGCTACGGTAATCTCTCCGGAAGATATAGTGTAACTCCCCGACGCTGCGCCGAGACCCTTTGACGAATAGATGTCCGTGAAGGCCCATGCATGCCCATCGGCTTTCAGTAAACCAACGAGCGCCTTCGCGTCTGCGCTGGACAATATGGGCGTCTTTCCGCTGAATACGCGAGCGCGCGCCCTCGTTGATTGCAGAAGATGACCGGAGAAGGCGCGAGACGATGAACCGATTTCCTCTTCGGAGATACTCGCGCTTCCGTCGAGAATCGATACTTCGAAGTCGTTGATTAACAGAAACGCCATCGGTCCACCTAGAATGCCGGTTGATTAAACATACCTGGAAACGGAACGCCCCTCGTCGCCGTGTACTGCATCGAGCGCAATCGCTTGACGCCGATCGGTACGTTGGTCAGTTCTTCGTTTAGCTCGCGGAAGTTGTCAGCCGCATTATGTGTTTCTTCGTTTAGTGCCTCGAACGCGGCCCGCCTAGCCTCTTCGACCTGTTGCATATACTGATCGAAAGACTTCCCGGCGATGTATGGGATCTTGTCGTTGTCGCCACGAGTCAGATTCTCGAGCCATATTTGGAAGTTTCGACCTGCGGTCCACATCTCCTCGAACAACCATTGAACGGAACCAATGGTATTACCGAGAAATTCAAACGCCGGAAGCAACACAACTCGGGCAATGACAGCGAGCCTTTCGATCGTTGGACCAAAGGCGACCACAAGCGGAGCAAATAAACCTACGCCCATTTCATTTACGACGTCGATAAGCGGCTTAAATACATTGGTCGCTTTCGTGAGCACGTCGAGGAAAGGCGCGAAGGTTTGACCGACGATTGACCCGATCGACGTTCCGACCGGACCTCCGATCGCGCCTCCGATTGCGCCCCCAATCCCGGCCCCGAATGTGGCGCCAAGCGAATCCCCACGAATGCCAGAGATCATTCCGCCGACAAGTTTTTCGATATCCCGCCCGGTCGCCCTCGCCTGCTTCGCAAGTCGGTTCTGCTCTGTCGCGGCCCTGCGTGCCGCCATCGCTTGTTCCTTTGTGGCCTCGCTGTGATCGATAATCACCTCGGGCTTAAAACTCTCCATGAACGCATCGAATTCTTTATTCGACATCTCGGTCAATCCCATGATGGGTTGACCTCGCATCCCCTCGAATAAGGCGCGCACCGCATCGACCCCCGCGGCACCCTCGATTTGCTCGACAAAAGTTCTCGGTCGACTTGTTTTCGGCGCTGCCGGGCCTGCGGGCTTGGGAAGGTCGATCTTAAAGCCTTTTTTCCCAAGGTGCGCGATCTTGTCGGTCAGCTCGTCAATCTGCATTTCAAGGCCGCCGAGAGCCGCCTCGGGACTCAGCCCCGCGAATCCGGTCAATTTCTCCTGAATGTAAACATCGGCGAACCCGCCCTCGATCGCTTTTTGCAGTCCCTCATATTGCGCCGTCGCCTTTGCCCGCTGCGCTGCGAGCCTGCTCATTCCGGCCTCGATTTCACTTGTATCCGCAACATCATCTCGGGCAAAGGAAAGCGCCTCGACGATGTACTGAGCGAACTGCGCCGCACGGGAAAGCGCGCTAACGAATGCTTCCGACGTGGGTTCGAGCGCATCCCCAAGCGCAATCTGCAATGCCTCCGCGTTCGACTTCATGATCTTGATCTTGCCGTCGAGCGTTTCCAGTTGCGCTTGCGCGATACGCTCCGCAATGTTCCCCGCCCCGTCGATTTTGCTGATTAAGTTCTCGAGCGCATCGGTCCCCTGAGTCAACGCCGCCTGCATACCCGGACCGGCGCGGAGTCCGAACAACTCGATCATCTTCGCGCTGTCGTCGGCGATGGGCTCCAACTGTCGGAAGATTTCGACCATCGGCTTGAGTTTGCCGTTGGAATCCTGGACGTTGATTCCATATTGGCGCATGATCTTTGCGCCCTCGGCCGTTGGGTCTAATAGTTTGATGATGGTTCCGCGAAGCGCGGTCCCCGCCATGTCTGCCTGGATCCCGGCGTTGCCCATGAGGCCGATGACGGCCGCCGCTTCTTTGAACTGCACGCCCGCGGACTTGGCGACGGGTCCGACGTATTTGAATGACTGGCCGAGTTGCTGAAGCGACGTGTTGGAGTTGGTGAACGTCGCCACCAAAACATTGTTGGCGTTGCTTAGATCTTCGGTTTTGAGACCGTAGCCCGCCATAATGTTGGTCACGGTGTCGGCTGCGCTTGCGACGTCGACCATCCCGGCCGATGCAAGTTGCAACACTGCGGGCGTAGCTTCGAAGATCTGATTTGTCTTCATCCCCGCCATACCCATGAAGCCCATCGCATCCGCAACTTGACGCGCGGTAAACTCCGTGGTCTTGGCGAGGTCTTGCGCCCGATCGGTCAAGCCTGCAAACGCCTTCGTCCCAAGCGAGTTCGTCACCGCTCCGACGCGAACCATCCCCCGTTCGAACTCTGCGAAGACTTGCGTTGCCTCGACGAACTGCCGGGTCACTTGCTGAATGGCAATCAGTCCGCCGATCGCCTTGCCAAGTTTCGCAACTTCGCTTGTGGCCTGCCTTGTTTCGCGCTTGAATTTGTCGGCGCCCTGCAAGCGAAGAAGGACGTTAAGCGGACCGAGATTTAATGCCATCGCTTATCGCCTCCCCCGCCCGCTCCGGGCCTTGTTGCGCGCCTTCTCGTGCGCCTTCTTCTCTTCTTCCGATTTGAGTCGGAACCAAGCGATCCAGATATGCAGCTCCGACGACGACATCTCGAACACCTCCTCGAGAGACTTGCCCAAGTTGTCGCCAACGTAGCACGCCGCCTGCAACTCGGAATCGCGCTTTAGTCCTTTCCCAAGTCGGCCGAACCGCCGACGAGTTCGGCGAAGGCTCCGGTCAACTTGGAAACGATACCGTCGGCAACGGGTTGCGCTGCGAGCGCATCGTAATCGGCATCGTCGAAGACACGCGCGCCGCTCTCATCACACGTCAAAACCAGGACCGCACGCAAAGCGTATTCCAACTGATCAATCTCGCCGCCCTTTAGCTTGCACTTCTGCGCAAGGTCGCGAGACTCTCCGACGCTTGGCTCCCGAATATAGACCTTGTCCCCGTCAAGGTCGACTTCGGTTTTTCGATACGTCGGAGATTTCAAAAGTTTCGAGCGTAATGCGTTGCGGTCCATGGTTCACCTAGTAGTCGAGAGACCACGACACATCACGTCCCTCGACGGATTTGATTGATGCGCCGACGAAAGAGTACGTCGATTCGACCAACCCGTCCACCGAAACCGAAGTATCGTCCGACTCGATTCGAACCCTAGCGCGGAGATGCGTTGCCGAATCGGAGCCCGTTAACATCCAGGTCAAATAGACGATGTCGCCGTCCGCCATAAGATCCGAGATAGCCGTCGATCCCTCGTCGTACACCAGGAACGAACCCGAGATATCGCGCAATCCCGCCTTGCGAGAAACCGACGTGTCCTCGTAAACCGTGTCGTCCAGCATGACGAGAGACGTCGAGAAGTCTGCGCTGCGCACGTCCGCAATCTGAGAAAGCGGAATGTAGTTCGCGTCGACCGTAATCGCTCCCGATGGGGTGTAGCCCGCATCGAGAACGATAATCCCGTGAAGGTAATCTATCGAAGCGATGTTTGCCGCCGCAATCGGAACCCCGCCATCGTCCACCGTGACGGCGATCGTCGGGTCGAGAATTCGCTTTGCGGCATTGGTTATGCGGTACGTCTTCCCGGTGACAAGCGTCGTCGCTTCGGCTGTCATCGAGGTGGACGTACCGCTACGATATAGCTTCGCGCTGTATCCTGCGGTCGCCATTGTTCACCTCGATTAGTTGGTCAGGGTCGGAGCGCCTGCGGAAACCAAGTTGTACGTCACGTCGACGGTGCCATCGACCGCCGCGCTGTAATCGATTGATTCGATCAGGCAAGGCACCTCGAGGTCGGGAGGGGTTGCGCCGTCGAACTCGACTTTAACATAGGTCAGCGTCCCGGTGCCGTGGTTGTCTTGCAAAAGCGCCTGCCCGGTGCCGGTGTCGAAGAAGCCCGAAAGCGTAACGGAAACATCGCGCAAACCGGCGAGACGTTCCATCGCCCCGGCGTTGCCTTCAAAGCTCGTCACGTCGAGCATGGTGCGATTGTCGGTGATCGACACGTTGTTGATGCCGGTGATCTCGGTCGAAGGACCGGGCGAGTTGCCGACGTTGATTAGTACGTTGTAACCTGCGAGCGATGCCATAGTTTCACCTCTTCGGGGTTGAGTTTACCGACGCGGGCGAGCGTCGGCAAATGGTGTTACACCTCGCGCCATAGCGTGAGGTTTAGAGAAAAAAGCGGATGCTCGTTGTCGTCGAGCCCAAGGTATGTGGGCTGTATAGCTGCGCACCTCAGATACCCGGCGATCGTTGCAAGGTGCAAAGCGTCTCGACACGCCTTCGCATCCGCTTGTGTGACGCTGAACGCGTCCACGTTGCCGCGGAGCATAACCTGGACGTTATGTCGCTGGATGGGCGTCCCGGAGAACTTATCGAGAGGTGACGGCCCCCCCACCGTCAAAACGAAGATCGCACGATGCGGGGTCACGCTAGAGACCGCGCGCATCGGGCCCTGAAAAAGATTCGTCCCCAGTGTGTAAGCGGAAAGCGGAGACGTTGCGACGGCGTCAAGCGTTGCCGCGACCGCGGCGTCTGGTTCACTCATGAATCACCGCCTCGCTTTCTTCGATGCCTGGACTCGCCCTGCATGACTTCCTCGCTCGGTTCTTTTTCGTGCGGAGAGGGACCGCGATTTGGCGCCCTTCCGCTTGCGAGCGCCTTGTCTGCGAGTCGCTGTACGCGAGCGCGGACTTCAGGTTCTTTGGCGTCGATTGCGTTCTGGAGATATTTCGCCTCGCCGACTTCGTGATTGTAGCTCGTCTCTTCGTGCTGTCGCACCGCGTAGGCTTTCGCCGCACCGCCGAACCCTGCCTCGACGAAGACGTCGTTTCCATCTCGACGCGGGAGGGTGACATAGCCGGAGTTTCGAAGGGTGCCGACATCTAGCGGCGCGCGCTTCTTCGCCTCGGTCATGATGATCGAGGCGCCTTGATAGAGCGCCGTCTCCGCCGCTTTCACGGCCGCATTGAGACGCTTTGCGAGTTCCGCTTGTAGTTGCGCCGCGTTCATCTCTTTCATAGGCGCGTCTCGTAATGATCGATCGCGCCCCTCTCGTTGGGGAGCGCGAGAACCGAAAGCGGACGACGGGCGAGGGTTGCGTCGGTCTGGTCGTCGCCCGGGAGCCAAACCCGATCCATGATGGTGATCGCCGCCTCGGTGATGATCAACATCTTGGTCGACTTCTCTTCGCCGTCGTCGACCTCGATCGCGCCGCCTCGAGAACCGCTTGTCACCGCGCCGAAGTTCTCCACCCGTGCGGGAATGGCGACCGGCGGATCGTATGTAATCTGGCCGAACGCATCGACCGACGCGGGCGATGCGATGTAGATGGTTTGCGCAAGTTGTTTTTTTAGTTGCGCGTCCATGTCTAGGCGTCCGTTCGGTTCCAGCGTCGTGGGTAGAGATAATCAACTTCGGGCATCACGTCATTCATGCCGCGAGCGAAGCGGGGTTGAATCGCGTCCGTATCGGTCTCGAGGTCAATCTTGCCGTCGATCGATTGACCGCCGAAGAACACATCGCACAACTCGGCTCCTTGCGCCCGCAAGTCTTCCGAGAGTTTCCGGTACGCCGCCGCGCGCTGCGAAGCGGAGACCGAAAGCGCGCCGTTCTTGGTGTCGACCTCGCGCGAGAACTTCGCCGCGATGATGTCGCAACAATCGGCCGCGGCAAGAGAAACACTATCGCCCCGCTCGGAGAGATAGAAAACGATCGCCTCGTTCGAGACCAGTTGATCGGCCGTGTCGGTGTCGCCAATCAAAAGACGAACTTGGTCCTTCTTCGAGGACGCGAGCGCCGAATCGTCAAAGGACCAAGTCATCGTCTCCCCCTATTAAGCGAAGGTAATCGCGTCCGAAACTGCAAGCTCGCCGTGAGGCAGAACCAGAACGAGATACCACGTATCCACGCCGCTTTCCGTCAACGTCAAGTCGATGTCTCCATCGGCTTCCGACGTCAAAAGAAAACACTTTCCGGCGACCAAGGGAATGGCCAAACCATCCGTCCCGATAGCGACCCCGCCATCGGGCGCCGTAGCTGCGACCGAATCCCCGTTCGCGTCGTCGGACAAGTATGCGAGAACCGAACCACGATTTGCGAGGTCGTTCGCGTTCATGTCCTGAAGCTGGATCGCGACGTTGATCGCGTTTGCCGCTTCTGTTCCGACCGTCAACGACGCTTTCAAAGGCGCCTTGTCAAGTTGTACTGAACCAAGGGTGAGGTTGCCGAGAAGCGCCTCGCCCCGCGTCAAACGATTAGCCATTTTCTAAATCCTGTTTTTTTGATCGCCTGCGGCGACGAGGTTTTGATTTCTCGACGATTTCTTCCGCTTCCGCTTCCCGGACATATTGAACGGAAAGAAGTCGCGGAAGATTCCCCCAATCGTCCGCGGTGACGATGTCACCGCGAACGAGTAGGGTTTCGCCAGCTCTGAAAGATTTCAGAACTTCAACGCGCATCAGGCCACACAAGACCCGAAGAAGTAACCGAGGTCGCTTCCCACGATCTTGAAGTCGAAGCACATATCGCCTTCGATGCGGGTCGTGCCGTTGCGCTCAGGCATCTCGATGGACGAGATGACCATATCGCTTTGCACGCCTGCGCCTGCGAAAAGCTCGGTCCAAGAGAACATGTACATCGCGGTCGGCACCTCGACGCCAGGAGCAGCGGCGACGTGAGCCAGAAGCGCGTTTTTGCCGGAGACGAAATCGAAGCTATTAGCTGCGCCTTCGAGCCCGGTGTTCTTCACGGCCTTAGCAACGATGATTCGATCCAGCTCCAACAAGCGGGCGACCATGTCGACGCTGATTGATTCTGCGCTGCTGTACTTGTAGCGGTCCACGATGTCGGGGTGATGCTTCAACGCCTTCCATGCCTCGTAACCGAGGAGAAGGGTGTTGGGCTTCAATCCCGTATTTTTCAACACTGAGGAAACGCCGTCCTCGATGTTGTCGATGGGGTCGCTGTTGCTGTAGTCGTCCCACTTCGTGAAGTTGGTTCCGCCAACGAGGTTCGTTCCCCAGTTGGCTGCGAACGCTTTGGAAGCGAACTCTACCTCGCGCTTCAACAAGAGACGTTGAGTCACGAGTTGGGTAGCGTTGCGGCGCCAATCCAGGGGATTGTCGGTGTTCGCTTTAACGTCCCGAGACACGTCTTTGTGGATAGAGAATTGTTCACTGAAGTACGAATCGGTTGAGAGGCTGTAGCCTGCGCCAACGGACTCGGAAGAACCGGCGCGCTGTTGCGCCTCGTCGCGGAACCAATCGCCTTTTGTAAAGACGTAATATTTGTCGCTTTGCTTCTGGACCGGAACCCGGGGAGCAAATTGAGCGGCGACGAAATCGGCTGCCTGCTGGATATAGGCAACGCTGTGGTTTGTCATGATCGCGTCGACATGGACATCAGACGCGCTAGGTTGCAATGAGGGCATGAGTCTTATCCTTTCTTTGTGTCGACGTTATCAGGCCGAGATGTAGGGGTTCACGCAATTGATCAATACTTTGATCAAATCGCCTTGTGCGGTTGCGGCTTCAAGAGCCTTGCCGACGACGGGGTCGCTCGTTGCAGGAATACCGGCTTCGGCGTCTGCCTCGGTAGCGATCAACGCGCCCGCGGAGATGATGCCGGAAGCGACAACTTTCGACATACCAAACAAGCGAACGACTGCGGGTCGACCGGCTGCGCTCGGCTTGTTTTGCAGAATGCCGATCGGGTTGTCGGTCGTAGCGGTGCACACGTCGACGGTGTTCGCTGCGCTCAACTTGACGAAATGGAATTGTTTAGCGGAGAGGTCAGCGGCCGCTTCGAAGGTCACGTCGCTGATAAGTTGCATATCAGTTGCCATATTGTTGGCTCCTTTCTAATCAGCGTGCGTAGGCCGCCGCTGCGAGTTCGGGGTTAGTCTCGAAAGCCTTCGCCAAAGCGATTTCTTTCGTGAGGGAAGGATCGTTTTTGCGAAGTTCGTCGGCAATCGCTTGCGCGCGGCTGAATACGTCCGCCTCGGCGCCTGCATCTTTGCCGACTTCCTCGAGTACCGCGGATTCGGAAACCGCTTGCGAGGATGAAACGAGAAGCGCCTCGACCTTGCTCGCAACTTCGGCGCCTGCGCCGTCGTGGATTGCGATCAACATGTCGACGAGTTCTGCACCGTTGGCACCCGGAACGCTGCCCATGTTTTTCTCAACACGTGCGGCGATTTCGGCGCGCTTGGTCAACGCTTCCATCTCGGCAAGTTTCTTCTCGAGCGCCTCGCGCTTTGCGACTTCGGATTCGAGAGCTTTCGCCATCTCGTCCGCTTTTTCGACTTCGACCGAGGTTTCCTCGGTCTTGACCGGCTCGGTCATGTCTTCCACCTCTTCGGTTTCGCCCTCGTTGCCGAGAGCCTTGTTGATTGCGGCAATCGCCGCGGGGATCTCGTCAAGCGACGAGAGAGAATCGATTTGATCGCGTAGGGATTTCATGACCTCGATCCCCTCGACGGCTTCCGCGAACTCGGCTGCGCTCTGTTGCATCATCGCCAGTTTTTCGGATGCGTCTAGCTCCGCGCACTGGATGCTTTCGAGCGATTCATGAAGCGCCATCATGAGGCGCGCGAGTTGCGCTTGTGCTTCGTCCTCGGCCATGATTTGCGACATCGGCATCGCATAGCCCGGCGAACTCATCTTGTCTTTGTCGTCGTAGCCGTAGCCCTTGCCCATCATCCAATCGGCGAAGCGGCGAAGCGGCGAACGCTTCACGATCATGACGTGCGCTTCCTGGTTCGCGCCCTTATCAACGAGAGAGACTTCGTCAAGTTCAAGTTCGGTCAATTCTGTTGCCATGGTCCAAGATCCTATCCGCGCGCTTTTGCGCTTGCAAAGGGGGTTGACATTAGTTTCTGATCGCCTTGCCGCCGATCGAGAACATACGGAAATTGCCTTTCTTGACTTCCGCCCATGTCGAATCATCGTCAATCTTGAAACCTACCCACCACCCGGCGCGCTTCTCGATTCCGAGTACTGCGGCCTTCTCCGGGGTCAAAACGAACGACTCGACAAGGCGCCCGATGCCTTCGGTCCTTTGGTGCATCTCGCCCGCCTTCCGGGAATCCAAAACGAATTTATACACGGCGTTCTCCAACTCGTCCGGAGAGATGACATCGCCCTGCAAATCCTCTAGCGGGCTTCCGTCTTCGTTCTCCAAAACAGACGCCCAACCGAACACCAATCGCTTGTCGTCGTCCAGCTTCGAAACTTCGAACGCCTTCTCGGCACGATCCAAACGACGCACGATCGCCTTCGCCCACGTGTAGCCCTCATCGCCCCCCCAACCGTTCCAGGCCTGCCAGCCCTTGCCCTGCTCGTCCCATGTCTCGCCTTGCTTGTCGACCTCGTGCCGGTCGAAGAACGCCTTCATCCGGCGGACCGTGTCCTCGCTCAAGTTCTCGCGGTTCATGAGTTGACGCGCCCGGGCGATGCCGACTGAAGTCATCCCGCGCTGCGATGCGGGCTTCTCTGCACGCACCTCGAGCGCGCGCTTTGCATTCGCCGCCATCGCCGCCGTGGGCTTGTATGTTTCCGCTTTTTCCATGATCCACCGATCCCCCTCTTTGCTGTATCCGGCGTTGCGCACCGCGCCCCACGCAATCGAGGCTAGGCGCCCCTCGTCCCGCTCACCATACTTCGACGCGGCGGAGTTGAACGCGCGCATCCAGATGCGTTGCGCCGCATCTGGTAACGCATCGCGGACCGGCTTCGGTATTTCGGAAGTTCGTTGATATGGCATAGCGTCAATCCTCGAACACTAGGCCGATGGTGCATCGGCACGAAGGGTGAAGCGGCGGGCGTTCGCTGCGACCGATCCCGGTGTCGGGGAACATCTCATTGACGCCGACGATCGTTCCATGGAGAGCGGAACAATAGGGACAAGTCCGCGCGGAACCGAACCCGGCGATCCATTCTTTTTTCGAGTCGCTCGGAATCCACTGGTTATCTTGCGCAATCTTCCACGAATCGAGCGTACCTTGATTCGACGCCGAGACGATTTCGGTCCGCGCGATATTCTCTCCTCGTCGTCGAAGAAGTTTGTCGTGATACTTGCTCGCCGCTTTGTTCGCCTCGCCTTCGGGGACACCGCTCGCGAGAAGTTCGCTGTATCGCCGGTCGACGGCCGACGCCCATCGATCGAAAAGCCCTACAGTGTTTCCGATGCGGGTCCGGATAGCGCGCGGCGGCTCGCCGTTCCTGATCGCGTTATCGAGAATAACCTTCACCGCTTCCCGGGTCTCGTCCGTTATCTGCACGATCAACTTCGACGAGCGCTCGCGGATATAGACTCGGCTGTACGGATTCTCGACGGTGAACGATGTCGTGAATAGCGTCGATGTCGTGGTCGATACTCGGCCGCGCAAGTCACGGAACGAGCGTTCGCCTGCCTCGGTCATAACCTCGCGCGTCGACTCTTCCCATTCGGTTTTAAACGCGCCGAACGACTCTTGCCACGGTAGGCGGAGAATCGCCTGATATGCCTGCTCCGCGGTCTGCGGGTCGAGCGAATCCCAAGCGTCGATGAGTTCATTCGACGCTGTCTTGAATGCGCTCGCAAGGCGACGACCGAACCGGATTTCGTTTGTGTCCGGTCCATAAAAATCTTCGGCGTCGATCGCCTTGTTGACGCAACAAACCTTACCCATCGGCAAGATCCTCTTGGTCTTCCGCTTCGGGCAGTCCCGCTTGTTCGCGGACGTAGTTCTCGAGGGTGCGATCTGGAACCACGACGGCCGCGCTTGCGGTCTTCTGCAGGAAGTCGCCAAGTTCTGCAAGGCGAGGACGAGAGACCGGGCCAAACGAAAAGCGAGGATAATCCGCGCGGTCCATTTGTCCGTTTAGGCGCATGAGGCGAGGGATAGCGAAGTCGTTAATCGGTGCGGCGATGCGTTCGAGAAGCGCCGTTATCGACTTCTCGAACATCTCTAGCTTCACCTCGCCAAGCGCCCCGCCGAGACCCTGCGAGCCATCGACGCCGAGGAACATGACTTCCGCGAGAAGCGGCATCGCCATTCGGGATTCGTAGCGCCGGATGACATCGTCGGTGTCGATGCTATGGGAACCGGGCGAGGCCATAAGTTCGAAGTCGTACCCGGTTTCTTGTCCGGCGTAAGTCTTCGCCGGTAACATCATGAACGCGCGCTCGTCTCGTCGGATTTGCTGCCCTAGTTTCTCGAGGTCGGAACGAATCGCCGCCTCCCGGGTGCCGGTCGCCGACGCCATCACCGAAGGCGGAACGCGGAGAACCGGAAGCCCGGTCATGTCTCGCTCGATTCCGATCGCCTCAATCTCGCGCAAGTTCTTTGCGTAGTGGTACGACGTGAACGAGTTGCGCAACATCGACCGACCTTCGGGGTTGCCGTTGATCGTCTCGGTGCGGAAGAGAAGGCACTTCTCGATCGGCAAGAATACCTCGCCGCCGTTCATCTGTATTTGATACGCGCCCTTCACGCCGCCGTCATCGTCGAACTTCCATCGCTGGATCGTCTCCGCGGGTCTCGGCCCCCACTTGCGCCATCCTACCTTGCCGTCGTCGTAGTCCGAGTTTCGCCGCGCGTCGGGGTTGTCGCCGTCGCGCAACTTATAGACGATCTCGATGTAGGCAAAACCAAAGACGATGATCGAGCGCATTATCTCGGAAAGCGTATCGTCGAAGCTTGACGACATGTCATCGAGACATTGCGAAATGAATTCCATGTTCGCCGCGCCCGCCGCGCTTTCCGCGTCGTTGCGGACGTGGACTTCGGTTTGCCGCACGAAGGTCGATATCGCCTGGATGATGGTGCCGACGATCGGGTCGTTGTCCGCCATCTCGCGCAAGAGTTTCTTGCCGCGCTCGCCGCGCAAGGCACGATGAAATTCATCGTCCAGCGATCCGCCGTGCTGCTTGAGCCCGGTCCATCCAAGTATATCGAGGTCTGGTGCGCGTCTAGGTGCCATGGTTCGGGATCTTTCCAAGCGAATGCAGAAAAGGCAAGACGTGTCAACGCCAGCGAGACGCGGACGTATCGGTGTGGAACGCTAGCGCCATTTCGGCCGCTTGATTCAACCGGGCGAGGGCTTGCGTAGCGGCGTCGACATCGTCGTCGTTTGGCGCCCTGGGGAATCGTACTAGCTCCGCCACGACTTCGCTTGTCCATGGCGCGATTGACGGATGCGGCAAATACACGTTGCCCGCTGCGAATAAAGGCGCGACCGCGTGAAGGCGCGCCTCCTTTCCACCGCTTGGGGATACGGGGATCAATCCCGGGAGTTCGTTTCGAAGCGAAGCGAGAACCGCCGGTCCGTTCGCTTTGTCCTCGACTAGCTTCTCCGTCGCCTCGACGTGTCGCTTCGTCATGTCTCGAATCGCTTGTAGGGTTTGGGGGAAGTCAAGGCGCGCGTGCGTTCTGTCGAGAAGAAAGAAGCGCGCGTTCGTCCTGGCCCATACGTGCCCGGCGACGAAGTCGCTCGTCGCGTTGCCCTTGAACGCCAGATCCCACGATTGAATTTGCACGTCCAGGCGAGGCGGTAACGGTTCCTGCGGAATCTCGCGCGCGCCTCCTTCGGTGTTGATGACGACGGGGATCGGTGGTTTCGCCTCAAGCGGGTACCAATATCGAATCCATTCCTCTTTAATGATGGAACCGCCGACCGGCGTCGGGGATTGATCGTGCTGGCCGCTGTAACCGTAGGGACCGAGATCGCGCTTCGCCTCGTCGAGAACCGCGCGGGGAAACTTCCCGGGGAATAGAAGTTCGCCCTTCTCGGTCCGCGGGTCCGTGAACCCGATCGAGGTTACGCAACTCCGTCCCGGGTCGTACTCGCTTGGAAGACAGAGATGATCATACCCGCCGCGCTCGAGAAGATAACCGGACAAGTCGCGTTCATGTAGTCTTTGCATGATGACGACGCGCGCGCCCTTCGACATGTCGTTGAGTCGCGAGGACATCTGAAAATCCCACCACGAGATTACCTTCTCGAGTTCGTCGGGCGAGGGGAACTCGTCCGCTTTTAGCGGGTCGTCGACGACAACCGCATCGCCTCGAAACCCGGTCGCGCCACCGCCGACGCCGATCGATTGACGCGCGCCGGTTCGATCGTTCTGAAAGTAACTCTTGACGTTTTGGTCGCCCGATAGTTTCCACGAAGGCGAGAACGCGGATTGATACCAGTCCGATTGAATCACCGAACGACATCGCACCGAGTCACGAATCGCTAGCTCCGCTTTGTACGACGAGAAAAGCGCGCGCCATGCCGGACGCCTCACCCATTGCCAAGCGGGCCAAAACACCGAGACGAGAAGCGACTTAGCGTGTCCCGGGGGGATGTTGATCAACAAGCGCCGGATCTCTCCGTTGCTCACCGCTTCGAGGTGATCGCAAACCGCATCGAGATGCCAGGACCAAACGAGCGGAGTCTCCGGTTCGAGTACCCGCCAAGCGTAGCGAACGAAATCGCGAAGATGACGCCGCGCCCGTTCCGCTTGGATCTGTTCAAGCGTCGGGATCGTCATCGTGCATGATCTGTCGATACGCCGCTTCGAGATCGGCGAGCTTTCGATCATCCATCGCCGAGAGATCAACCGCCGCGGCAACGGTGGTATGTGTCTCCGACTTCGCCGGAGCGTCAAGGCCGAGATATTTCGAGCGCCGCTCCTGAATGCGGATCACTCGGTCGATCGCGGCGAGGTCTCCGCCTTCCGCGGCCGCCTCGGCGATCTGCAACATCTTGTCCAGGCGCCTCAATTCGAGGTCCCGCACCTCGTGCGCTTTCTCCTCCGTGTCAGATTTCAGTGAGGCAAGCGCGCGCTTCACACAATCCGCCGCGCCCTGGCGAGTAATGCCAAGCGCTTTCGAGATCTGGTCATACGTACACCCCCGCGTCCGCAGCTCGAGCGCGTCATGCTCTCGTTGCTTCGCAAGCGTCATCGACTTTGCGGTTTCTCTTCGGGCTCCCTTTGGCATGCGCCCATCATAGCGCACCCGCCAAAAAAGAAAACCCCGCCGAAGCGGGGTTGATTTTCATGATCTCAGATCGAAGTCTTTCAACGCCAAATTGAGCGCATCCTCACCGTAAAAATAATGACCGAGGATCCATCCATCCTCGTGCAGATCCATGTCGCGACGCATGAAACACGTCACAAATTCCAATTCCCCTCGATGGACAAGACAGACAAAACCGTTACGCGCCGCTTTTCTTTTGATGATTTTCACTTGGTGATCTCCTGCAAAAATTTGTTTCCGCGCTCGGTCAATCGGAACCCCGCGTGAACTTTTGTTTTTGTTTCATGATGACCGCGACCGAAGGCGCCTCGAGTCGTGTAGTTTTCGACGATCGCAAACGACTCAATCAACCCTTTCTTCTCGAAAGCCCGGGCGATCTTTGCTTTTAATGCGCCTTTTGAATTCAAGACTTCGCCGGGTAGGTAGGCGGACATATCGCCGGTCTTGTAGATGTATCCGGCTTTTTCGATAAGTTTTAAGATTTGAATAACGTCGTTCATAGTGATCCCTCTCTTGAGATCATTTTACCGGGCGATCTCCTTTGCGTCAATCTTTCTTTTGACGCTTTACCAGATCCACAAATCCGCATCCTCCCCAGCGGGCTGCGGAGCATAAGCCCCGCGCGCCTCGGCCTTGCGATCACTTTCAAATTCGATGGTCCCGACCGCTGCGTAGATCGCGGCGAGAAGCAAAATCGCCCATCGTTCGCGCGTCATGACTGCACCTCCCATCCAAGCGACGCCGTGATCTCTTCGACCCGCGCTCGCGCATTCTCCGCACCCGCGCGGGCTTCCTCAAGGCTCAGAAGCGAAGCGGGGTTTGCCGCTTCGTATTTGAAGTCCGCCAGCTCCGCTTCGGCTATGCGGAGTTCTTGATACCGCTCCTCGAAGGCGCAACTTGAGATGTCACATCCCTCGTCGTGGCAATCGTGATTTCCTAGATAATTCATCATAATTCCCTCTCTCTCGCGCGTCCATTCGCGCCCTGCACGCCTTAACCCCGGCGCTGTGTGCCCGGGGTAGCGTGCCGTCCGTCGGCTTCTATGGTGTCGCTTAGTAGTCGCACTGAATGAAGTTCGGCATCGACGCCATGATTTCCTCTTCTTGCGCGGCCAAGCGGCGGTTCCATTCCGCGTAGAAGCGCTGTCCTTTTGCGAGCGCCGCCGCCGCCATATCTGCCGTGAGGGTTTTGTCCCAGTAGCGGCCGTTTGTTTGCCATACGATCGCCTGTCGGCGTGCGATGTCGTAGGGCATATCGATGAAGCAGAATTCTTTTCGCACGTTCTCGATTTCGGAAGCGTCTACGTAGATTGCGTTGGTATCGATGTTCATGATTCCCTCTCTCTGTTTTGCGGCTTGCCTCGCCGCGTTGAGATCACTTTATGATTTCATGTTCAAAGCGTCAATCTTTCGATTGACGCTTTGATTCTTTTTTTCAAAGCGTCACGAATTTGCCCGGCGCGCGTTCGTAGCGAATTTCGGTCGCGCCAAATTCGGCCTCGGCCCAATCGAGCGGGCGAAATGCGATTTGATCGTCAATGTCGCCAAGAAACCGCCCCGTCGCGACGACTGCATTTTCTTCGTCGACGCAGAGAAAACGCACGCCCTCGTTTTTGATTCGCTCGACTTTCTCTGCCGAGAACTTGTTGCCGCTGAAGAAGAAAAATTTCTTTTCGATTTGATATCCGATGTTTTCCATTTCGTCCCTCTCTCTGCGCTCGCGGCGCCGTGTGTTGAGAACATCATACGCCCTTGAACGAAAGCGTCAATCTTTCGATTGACGTTTTTTTGTACCGCATCCCGCTGCGGGTTTCCGCCGATCCGGATCTGTAGATCGCGCCCATCGCCGCCCCTGCGATCACTCTTGCGATCACTTTTCCCTCCCTTCGCGCCCATCGGGTTGACATAATCCGCCGTCTCCCTTCCTTCCCTTCTTTTTTCCTTCCTTATGTCCATGATTTCATTACAAAAAACAAATAAGGGAGGAAGGTACTTACGCGCGCACATTATTAATTGCGCGCGCGTATAAGGACCTTCCTCCCTTCTTTAGTTTTCCCTTTGTTTTTCAACACATAAGGAAGGAACAAATGCGGTAAGGAAGGTAAACGTCATTTGGCCGCCAAGAAATAGCGGCGCCCGCCGCGTTGCTTCCGTTGCAAGATCAATCCATCTTCCACTAGGCCGCCCAAGATCTCTTTGCGCCGATCTGCGGACATACCCCGCATCCCCCGCGCTGCGTCCCGAAGCTCCATCGTTGTCGCGCCCGACGTGCCCGCTCGCCGAAGGACCTCGAGAATCGCCCGCTCGATGTCCGCGTTGTCCTCCCTCGCCCTTCCGAGGCGATCCAAGATAAGGGACCAACAATCCCAAACCCATTGCGCGCTCCACTCCGCCAGATCCGCCGTGACTCTAGGTTCCTCCGGGTCGCGAACCGCTGCGAGACTTAGCGAGATTGATTCTGAGGCCTCCGACCAACCTCGCGCGCATCCACCAAGGGGAAAGTCGCGAAGCCTGTCAGAATCGCCTACGCTTCGCGTGATGCGCTCTTTCAAGTCACGGGCAATCTGTATCGCCTCCGGATCGACCGGGACGATCTGTGGCGAATGATGTTCCCAATCATCCACGCCCGCCGGGTTCTGCTCTTCCGAGATCGATCCGACATCGCGCAAGCGATCTTTCGCAAGTCTTGGGACTCCGGTCATCCGCGCCACTGCTTGCGACGATTCGTCAAGCGAGTCCGCGACAAGCGTCTGCTGAAGTAAACCCGATCCCCTTGTCGATCTCACCAAACCGCCGATAGCGCCTGGGGCAATTGCCCACAAAGACGAAAGCGCCGTCGCCCGAACCGTGAACGCATCGCCCTTAATTTGTTTGAACTGAAGGGTTTTCCCGAGGCGATACCAACCAAGCTCGTCGAGCAACAAGCGAAACGACGGATTGATCTGCTTTCCCTCGCGCTCAAGCCACGTCGCAAACGATGGGCTCCCAAACAACAACCGCGCCGCGTTCCGATACCCCTCGCGCAATGCGATGGGCGTCGACACGTCGTCAATCCTCTCTTCGATATATTTCATTTTCGAATGTTCGCCGCCGCCGTCGTATGTCCCCAAGATATCCAGGAAGTCATCGACCGCGCGGAGGTATGGCGAGAGATTCAACGTCGCCGAATCGAGAACCGCAAAAAACCCGTTGGGCCTTCGTCCATCCTCCCGCTCGTATCGCCTCGACGCTAGATGTCCGATCGTCGCCAAAGTCGCGTGCATCGTCGGACCGATCTTCGCCGTCCCTACACGCCCCGCGATCCACGCCGCGAGTTCTTGCGCCGCGTCGACGGGTAGCGTTCTTCCCGCAAGCGCGCCCGGCGCACTTGCGATCTCTTCCTCCTTTGGGCTTTCCTGCAATCCGAATTCCTCTTCTCCCGGGATCGACGTTATGACCTCAAGTTTCGGAACCCGAACCGCTCCCCCGCTTGCGACAAGCGCCTTCGGCTGCGCGACATATATTTCGTTTGCGTGCTCGTCTGAAATCATCGGCCCCTCGTCTCTTTGTAAGGGTGGCAAACCCAACTCATACGCCGCCGCTTTCACCGCCGCGCTACAATCGCCGCCGTGCTCCGCCAGACAAAACATCCCGAAAGCGTCCGTCGACGCGTTCGCGATCAACGGGTCCGCCGCATGATGCGAATAGAGTCGATGATGCCCGGTCCCCTCCCTGCACTCTAGCGCCACGACGCCCGCGAACTCTTTGCTTCCCTTCCTCGCCCATCGCGCGCCCGCTTCATCGTAGAGCGCCGTCAATGATGGGCGAGCCATGACGTCCCAAACCGAGAACGCGTCATTAAACTTGCCGATGACGTCGCCCTCGCCGTCCCTTCGTGGCGCGAACTTGATTTCTCTTTTCGGTTTGATCGTGCTTCCTTTGTCCCGGTTCGGGTCCGCGTCTTTCATGATGCGCGAGGCCGAACCCCAATCCCGCCAGACATCGATCAACTCTTCCGGCATATCCGGGACCGCTCGGAAGTCGCCCTTCCATGCGTAGGGCTTGCCCGTCGCTGGATGGATGGAAGGCGGCAACACGTCTTGGAGTTGCTCGCTCCCCGCCCGAAACTCTATCGCGCAAAACGAACCGCCTTTTGAGTCCTTCCACGAAACGACTTTTCTCGACGTCACGATCCCGCGCGCTTCGTCCGGTATCCGATACAGAAGTTTCCCGCGCCCTTCCCTGGATACGATTTGCACCGAATCGCCCGCATCCAAAAGCGCGTCGAGATCAATCCCTAGCGCCGCCATTGCGCGCCGCGCTGCGTCCATGTCGTCGATGTCGATCGTCGCCATTCCCGAACGCCCTAGAATGAGGCCGACGCCATCGTTTGGCCTGGACATCCAATGGCCGACACCAAGATCAAGGCGCCCCCAATCCTGCATATATGGCCCTTTTTGTCCTGGCCGAGTCGCGCATAGCTTCCACCCGAGATCAAGGTACTCTTCGATCCAGTTTTTCATTTCGCACCCCGCACGAAAAAGAGTTCATCGGCCGAGCGCACGCGCGTAACTGCAACGTAAAGCAAACGCGCCAACATCTCCGGATCTCTTGCCTTCATGAGGTCATCCCATAGCACGATCACCCGGTCATAAGATCCTCCCTGCGCCTTGTGACACGTCGTCGCGTATGTTTGGCGGATGAACGCAAACCGATTGATCTGGTCCAGTTTCCCCCGCGCGTGATCCGAACCGCCCAACGATTCGACGATGGGGTTTCGCTTTTTGAATTGCTCCCACTGTTCCCGGGTGCATCGATACCGGGCCGAGATTTGCTTTTTCAGATCCATCCAGAAAACCATTTCGTCCGCGCGGTACGAATAGACTTCCGCGCGTCCACCCGTCGAGAACTTCAAGTCTAGCTTAATGATCGATTCGTGAACGAATTCTTGTCTTTCGATGATCGCTTCGGTCCCGTTGTAGATGCGATCCGAAAAGTCCTCTGACGGGTTCCATTGCTCAAGAAAGACAACCGGCTCGCCGTCTTTGAAATAGTATTCCGCGCCGCCTTGAACCGCGAAGCACGCTTCGAACGCCGCGCGATTCGTGAAGCCTAGAATGATCCCCTCTTTCTCCCGGTACAGATCGCCCGCTTTCTCGAAGCCGCCGTCGACAAACTGCATGACCTCGCGAATCTTTGCGACGTTCGGTCGCTTGCGTGTGTCGATGCAATCCCGGAGGTGCGCTGTCAACTTGTCGAGAACCGATCCCGGCGCGTACCGCTTGGTTTCCGTTAGTCTCGCCGTGGGCGTATCGTCCGAGAACGCGGGAGTTCCGCGCGCCTCGGAGACGGGCGAAAGTTGATACGGGTCGCCGACAAAAAGAATTCTTTTTGCCGGTAGTTGTCGAATCCGCGCGAGCAATTTTCCGTCAATCATCGACGCTTCGTCGACGATGATGTAATCCGCGTCATCCGCGCGCGCCTTGCCCGCTTCTTTGACGCCTTGCGTTTTCTTGCATGGAATGAGTCCGCACCCGGCGTGAACCGTATCGACCGGGACGAATACTTGCGCCTCGTCAAACTCAGTTCGAAGCACGCCGCACGCTCGATGCGTAGGCGCGAGAACATGAACTTTTCCGTAGCCCTGCAATCGCTCGACAATCCGCGCGGTCGTGTAGGTCTTTCCGGTTCCCGCCCACCCGGTCAATGCCGCTTCTCTATGTCCTTTGCCGAACGCAAGTTCGACGGTATCAATCGCAACTTTCTGATCTTTCGTAAGCATGATTTTCCCGACGAGAAAAACCCTCGTCACGGTCGGCACACCATGACGAGGGTTCCTCGTCCTTCGCACTAGATTTTGATCGCGGTTAGCGGGTGCCGCCACTAGCGCGAGGGATACGCATTAAGTAAAGGCTTGCGCTTAGAAAATCAACCTGTATTCTAGATCCGAAGCGCGGACATGCCCTCTCTCCCGCGCTTTCATTGCCTAGCAAGCCCGGCCACCCCGCGTGTCGGGCTTGTTTTTTTTTGCGATCACCTGTAGAAAACCGGTTCACTGTTTTCGCAAATGAACCTGTTCTAAGGACGCTGAAACCCCGGGAATTCGCCCGGGGTTTCTTTTTGGGAGTCGCATGATCTTCGTCGGCATTTTCGCTTTCGCTTTGTCTTTCGTCGCAACTTTTACCATGGGATCTCGTCGTCCCAAACATCGCCTTCCGTCGTCTCGACCGTGATCTCCTCGTCGTCGTCATCGCCCGGCTCGCGCATCTCGCCGAATTCATACCCTGTAATCCGCGTGTATTTCCCATCGGGCTTCGTCCATATCGCCACGACGGGTCGAAGATAATCTTCAAGCTCGAGCGCATCCGACACCGTCGACGGACAAGCGACATCGCGATCGCAGTGTTGACGCCACCACGATTCCGCTTTGCGACGTGCGAAGTTCCCGTCGTCGTGCTCGACGCAAATCCACTCCGACGCGATCGGATGATAATCGCTCCGCGTGCCGGGTCCGTAGTACGAAACGCGCATCGAAGGGATCTTGCCTTCTTTCTCGTGACGTGTGCGCTCGACTCGCTCAACTTCTCGACGTACCGGCTCCGCGTTCTCCTCGTCCTCGCTGATAACCGCAAGGCGCGAAGCTCGCTCATTGACTCGCTTCTTCGGCGCTGGAAACTCATGTCCGCAATACTCGCAAGTTCTCGCGCTTGCGTGAACCTCCGCCCAACACGAACGGCAAATTTTCATCGGTGCTTTGCCATCGCCTCGCGATGTCTTGGGTTCGATCTTTATCGCGTCGATGGGGCCGTGACGTGCCACGTTGCCCCCATAGTCAAGGACGACGCAATCTTTTTTCCCCTCCGCGATGCGCGAACCCCGCCCGCATATCTGCACGTAAAGCGATGGGCTCAAAGTTGCGCGCACGATCGCAAGGCAGTCGACGTTCGGCGCATCGAAGCCGGTAGTTAGAACATCACACGACGTGATGCACTGCAAGCGCCCCGCCTTGAAGTCCGCGAGGATCGAATCTCGATTCGGCGTCTCTCCGACGACGGTTTCGCACGAGATACCCTGCATTCGGATCGCGTTCCGCAATCGAGAAGCGTGCGCAACACTGCACCCGAAAACCAAGATCGACTTGCGCCCCGTCGCTGCGATGTCCCGAGCGACTGAATCCGTTATTGAGTCGACGTCGGCCGCGAGTTCAAGGTCCGCCAGGACATAATCCCCGCCGGAAACTTTCACGTCGTCGAGGTCAATCGCCGCCGAGACCTTTGACGAGACAAGCGGAGACAGAAAACCATCGCGAATGAGTCGCTTGATCTCGATGTCGTAAACGATCGATTCGAAAATTTTACCATCGCCTTGGGTTAGTAAACCTTGCCCGAGTCGATATGGTGTAGCGGTGAGGCCCACGACGCAAAGATCGTTGTTTCTCTCGTAAAGCCCGCGGAGAAGTTGTCCGTATTGCGTATCCGACTTCGGCGATACTAGATGCGCCTCGTCGATGAGCACGACGTCGATGCGCCCCAACTCCCGCACCCGACGTGCGACCGATTGCACCCCGGCAACGGTACACGTCCGCACCTCGCGCCTTCCGAGTCCCGCGGAATAAACCCCGACTCGCCCGGTTCCCTCCGGCCAAATCCGGAGGATCGCTTTTTCGTCTTGCGCGATCAGTTCTTTGCGATGTGTCGCAACTAGTACCCGCGCGCCCATCGTGCAGAAGTCCCGCACGATCCCCCCCAGAATGGCTGATTTTCCGCTACCCGTTGGCGCAACAACAAGCGGCGCCCGAACCCCTCGACGAAGCGAATCCGCGACCGCTTCGATCGCCTCGCTTTGGTAATCTCTCAATTTCATTGCCTGATCTCCTTTCGTGCGAAACCGTAAAAAAAAAGATTGACCCGGTCAATCTTGAACTTTACTTTGCGATCAACTCAAACAAAACGGAGGCCCTTCATGGCTCTGAAAATAAAGTCGGTTCGCGATTCCGTTGAAAACAACGGGATCAAGTTTTGCGTTTACGGTAGCGCCGGTGCCGGTAAAACGAGTCTTATTCGCACCATCCCAGGAAAGACTCTCATCTTGTCGGCTGAAAGCGGTTTGCTTTCGATCGCCGATGTCGATGCCGACGTCGCGGAGATATCATCTCTCGACGACGTGCGCGAAGCGTACGCGTTTCTGAAAGGCTCGGACCACGATTACACGTGGTGCGCGCTCGATTCGTATAGCGAAATAATGGAGGTTGCGCTCGCCGAATTTAAGGAGACGAGCAAAGATCCCCGGCAAGCGTACGGGCAAGTTATCGAGACCGGGACCGCGCTTGCCCGCGCGTTCCGTGACTTGCCCCTCGGCGTTTACTTCTCGGCGAAGTCGGAGAAAGTCAAAGACGAGGCGACGGGTCGCATCTCGTCTGCGATCTCGATGCCCGGCTCCCGTCTCGGTCAATCGATTCCGTACTTGTTCGACGAAGTCTTTCATCTCTTCGCCGCGCAAGACAAAGAATCGGGCGAACTCGAGCGTTGGCTCCAGACATCGGGCGACCAACGCGCCGATGCAAAAGACCGAAGCGGGAAGTTGGATCAATATGAGGTCGCCGACCTCGCGCAAATCGTAGCGAAAATTCGCGGATAACAAACAAGAAAGGACAACGAACAATGTCATACGATGATCTTACTGTCGAATTCGATACCGCCGCCGTGGAACCGGCGGAGGACAACTATGCACCGATCCCCGAGGGGATCTATGAGGCCCGCGTCGACCGATGCGAGATGAAGCCAACAAAAGACGGGACGGGTAAACGTCTCGTTTTGATGTGGCGCATCATCGGGCCGAGCCACCGAGGACGAACGGTTCTCGTCGGGTTGAACGTGGTTAACAAGAACGAGAAAGCGCAGACGATTGCTAGGCGCCAACTCGCTCAACTTCTCGACGCTGTCGGTTTGCCCGGAGAGCGCGACATGGCGCGCCTCATTGACGCCGAATGTCTGATCTCCGTCGTCGTTCGACCGGCTCAAAACGGATATGAGGCGAGCAACGACATTAAACGATTCGCGCCAACGGATGACGTGTCGATCCCAGAATCGACCAATGCAGAAACCCCAAAAGCAAAGTCAACGAAGCGCGCGCCTTCGTTCATGAGGTGAGAGATGGACACGAGAGAGAAGTTGATTCAGGCATTGAAGGCCCATGATTGGTACTATGACCGCTCGGACGATCACGGGGTCTGGATGCGAGGTCAAAGCGCCTGGGACCGGATCCAGTTTTTGGCGAAGCAGGTCGAGGACGGGCAAGAACTGATCGCGCAATACAAAAAGCGATAGCCCCTCACCCGGGAGGGGGGACCTCCCCCCCCCTCCCCTTTTATTTCGGAGATTTGAAAGATGAAATTTTACGCATTCGGAGATAGCGTATACATGTTTTCGCGCGAAGAGTTCGCGAAGGCTTGGTTGAAGGACAAGCGCGCCATTCAGAAGATCGGCGTGTCTCGTCAAACCGCTTTCCAATGGTGTCGAGGTGAAGCGTACCCGAACGAGTCGCGCGCCGGGTTGATTTGCGAACTTGTTCCCGAGGTCATGAAATTTGTGGGCAAGGTGCCAACATGAAAAAGAAAGCACGTCGGGTCTATAAAGACGAGGCCGGGAACAAATTGCCGAGCGTTACCGAGTTGCTCGGCGGGCTCGGCTGGAAATACGCGCCCTTGCTTGGATGGGCCAACAAAATCGGCCGCGAGGGTAAGACGCTGAACGAAGGCAGTCGTGACGCGCGCGACATCGGGACATGCGCTCATGACCTGATAGAAGACTTTGTACTGGGCCGCGAACGTAGGGAAAGGGGCGACACGCCGCCCGATATCTGGGAAGGCGCCCTGATTTCGCTCGCTTCATTCAAACGATTCTGGCTCCGTGAGAACATGTCCGAGCGATGCGAGGTCATCGCGACGGAAACGCTCATGGTCGATCTTCATCGCGGATACGGGGGAACGGCCGATCTTTTTTGTGTCCTCGACGGCGAGGCTGCGTGTTTGGATTTCAAAACTGGAAACTCAGTCTATGCCGAGACGTCTATTCAGCTCGAAGCCTACGCCGATCTTTGGTACGTCGACGGGTATCAGCACGAAAAAGATTCGGACGACCGGCCGCTTTTGGAATGGCAAAAAGAGCAACGCCGAAAACATCGGGCGATCAAGCGGACCGGGATCATTCATTGTCCCGCCGATGGGAGAGAGACAACACTGATCGAAATCCCGGCGAAGACGCGCTATATTGCCCAGCAACTTTGGCCGCGCTTGGTTGAGATGTCGAAATGGAAAGCGGACTATGACGATTTCGGAAAAGAACTTCGGAAGATTGCGAAAGCAAACGAAGCCGAGCCCCCGAAACCGTCGACGCCGTTCTAAGGGGGAATGATGGAGACGCTTCACGTCGAAGATTTTGCACGCCGGATCTTGCTTTCTCTTCGCCGTGGAGCGCGCATCGAAATCGAGGCCGACTTTTTCCCGGACCTCGTCGAGGAACTTGCGGAGCGCATCACTTTTGGAGATGCGATTTTCCCCGACGAGATATCGGCCGAGGTCTCCGACGCTTTGATGAATTCTGAATATGTAATCGAACTTTTCGCCGACGACGGAGAGATTTTCCGTATCGTCTCGAGGCTGTTGCAAACATCCATTCAATGAGGCCATTCAATGTGGAAGGATCAAATCCGATGGTGCCTGCATCCCAACAACCGCAAGGTTAAACTCGAGAGCGGGCACGAATGGTGCGTCCGATGCGGCGCGCTTTGGACTGGCAAGCGTAGAAAGAATGGATCGAAGGAATGGATGATCCCGCAAATATCTGTCGAACTGAATCTCTCCCGTCATTCCGCGTAATGGCGGGAATCCGTACCGTCTCGGCCGCGAACGCGCGCGAACATTGGGCAGTCAAGGCAAAGCGAAACAAGACGGAGCGCACCGCGATCCGCGCTTATTTCTCGACGTGTCCGCCCTCGCTGCGGTCGACCGATGCGCCCCTCGTTGTGTCGCTTACTCGGTTTGGTAAGCGACTTCTTGACGATGACAACTTGGCCGGTTCATTTAAAGCGATTCGCGATGAGGTCGCGGCATCACTAGGACGAGACGACGGACCCAAGGCTGGCATTCGTTGGGTTTACTCACAACAAACCGCAAAAGATTACTGGATCGAAATCGAGGTGAAGGCCGATGAGACGGATTGATGATTTAGATGAACGCGACGACGACGAGATTGAACAACTGCAAGCGGAGATTCGTGAATGGAGACTTGCGCAATTCCCGAATGCGACTCTTGACGGTGCCGCGAATCATTTGATGAAAGAAATCTTCGAGGCTGCGGAGGAGATTGCGGACTGCTTTTTCTTGTCCTCGCAATGCCAGGATCTAGGCGGTGTCCCCGTGGGGATGCCCGAGTTCTATTATCAAGCGATCCGGGGCATGGGGCTCGATCCGGCAAAGATTATTCGCGCGAAGCTCGCGAAAAACAAGCGGCGTAAATGGCCCGACAAACCGGGCGAGGGGGGGATTTATGAAGCTGCGGACTAAGAAAGATTTAGAGGCTTACATCGCCGACCTTGAAATCGAACTGGCCTACGCCGAGCGAGAGAACTTAGATTTGCGCGCGCAACTTGCCGAGGCTGTCGAAGTCATCCGCGAGATGTCAGAATATCAAATCGAAATAGAATACGAATTCAACGATGCAACTTTCGACATGCAAAACCCCGGAATGGTCCACTGATTTTCCACCAAAGCGAATGCAACGAATGGCGCAACGTATAGCCCCATATCGTCCAGACTTTTGGGACGACATGATCCAGGCCGGTTATGTGTCGATTTGGAAGTCGTCGAAGTCTTACAAGCCAGGCGAAGGTTCATTCGGCGGATATGCACACATCATGGTAAACCATTCGATGCGACGTGAGTTTCATAAACTGCACTCGAACGAGATGGGCAAATGTTTGAACTCCGTCATCCGAGGAGAAGGCGAAATCAATCGGGTTTATTTGAACGAAGAAGGACATCATAGCGCCATGTGTAGCCTGCCCGACGAGAACGAAGATTTAGAACGAGAACTTCTGCGCAAGGAACGATCGTTTCTTTTGCGTCGTGCTGTATGGCGCGCGGCTGATCGTCTCGGTGCCGTCTTCGTGCCGTGGAAAAACGCCGTTATTCGCGAGCGTATTTTGTCGGACCGCTCGACGCTGAAAAACATTTGCGAGCGCTTCGAGAAGAACCGAAACTCCGTCTATCACTTCGAACGCAAGATGATTGAGTTGATCAAAGAAGAGATGCGAGGCGATGATGATTCTCGAGGGTGATTGCTTAGACGTGCTCAAAACACTGGACGATGAATCGATTGATTCCATCGTCACCGATCCCCCGTATGGCCTAGCGTTCATGGGCAAGCGATGGGATTACGACGTGCCTTCTGTCGAGGTTTGGCAAGAATGCCTCCGGGTTCTCAAACCCGGCGGATATCTTCTCGCCTTCGCCGGTACGAGGACGCAACATCGAATGTGTGTCCGCATCGAGGATGCAGGGTTTGAAATCCGAGACATGATCGCTTGGGTGTACGGGTCCGGGTTTCCGAAGTCTCACGATGTTAGCAAGGCGATTGACAAGGCTGCGGGAGCGGAGCGAAGGGTGGTCGCTACTGTGAAGAAGACGCCTAGTTCTGGAGGCGCTAATACGAATGAAGGTTGGGTTCGGCCTTGGGCAGAGGGTAGAAACACGATGGACATCACCGCCCCCGCCACCGACGCCGCCCGTCAATGGCAAGGATGGGGCACCGCATTGAAGCCCGCACTAGAACCGATCACCGTCGCACGAAAGCCCCTCGTCGGGACCGTTGCGGATAACGTCATGCGATACGGTACGGGTGCGATTAATGTGGATGGGTGTAGGGTAAGCGCCATCGCTGGCGATGAACCGCTGCGATGGGAGCATGGCCGATCAATGGGATATCACGGTGCCGAAGATCGTGGCCCCTGCCAAGCGCTCACATCCCCCGGTCGCTGGCCCGCAAACCTCATTCACGACGGTAGCGACGAGGTGACGGGATTGTTTCCGGAGGCTGGAGGCGGTCACGGCAAGCGAGGTGCAGTTCGTAGGATGGAAGGATGGGGGATGAGCGGCAACAATGAAACCGTAGGTTACGGAGACTCCGGTTCCGCCGCACGGTTCTTTTATTGCGCCAAAGCGTCGAAGCGAGACCGGGACGAGGGGTTGAATCTCCCCGCTCGTCAATACTCGCACGACGGGCGAACCAAACCCATCGAGAATGCCTACCAACGAAACAACTCCACCGCCCGGAATAATCACCCGACCGTCAAACCGACCGAGTTGATGCGGTATCTCTGTCGCCTCGTCACACAACCGAACGGCGTCGTTCTCGATCCGTTCTGCGGGTCCGGGTCGACGGGCAAAGCCGCTGCGCTAGAGGGATTCCGATTCGTTGGCATTGAACGCGAACCCGCCTATGCGGAGATAGCGCGCGCTAGGATTGCCCACGTTGCGCCCGAAGAGGTCGCGCCCGTCAAGACATCGGCGCCCACGAAAAAGAAAGACACGAATCAACTCGCGCTTTTCTGACCGTAAACTTTCCCTCGCCAAGCGAACGCCCGGTCCGCCATGACGACGTTCGACGCCGTGAACTTGCCATCGGCGAAGAACTCGTCCCACCCGAAACCGTGAAGCCACCCGTTATGTGGACCGGCCCACGACGGCGCGAGGGTGCGTAGGCAAGGCGAGCCGAGCGACATTAAGACCCGCCCATCGGCGTACCCCCTAGTCGTCGTCTGCGGCCTATGCGTGTGACCGTAGCGGACGCTTACACCGTAGGCGTCGAGGTGTTTCTTTGCATGATGCAGGTTTGCCCACTCGCCGTGTGTGTACGCAAGTCGCGCGGGCGTTCCGTTGATCGTTGGGCTCCACAACTTGCGGAACGGAACCCACTCGCACCCTATCGCGTCCAGCTCCAAAAGATTCGGCAAGGTCAATGCGCCGTCGAACGACGGGAGAGCGGACGCCACGACGCGATGTAGGCGCGTCTCGTGGTTCCCTTCGAGATACGTTAGCGCCGCGTTCGGACATGCCTCGCGAATCCGAGAAAGCGCCTTGCGCCCCGCCTTGATTTCGTCGACGAGCGCGAGCGGGTTCGCGTTCCCGCCGTGCATCGAACAACTTTCAAGCTCGAGAAAGTCCCCGCCCAAAACGATATGGTCCGGCTGCTCGTCGTGCGCAAAATCAAGAACCGCTTTGAACGCGAATGCGTCCGCCTCCGGGACATGAACATCGAAAAGCGAGAGGATGCGATACGATGCGCCGGTCTGCTCTGCCTCGACGTGCGCGGGCGACTTGTCGGTGACGAGTTCGCGCAAGACTTCCCATTCATCCGGCGTTATGTCGCTCGTCTCGACGGGCACCTCATAGAGAAACTGGCCGCCATCGCCTTTCGGTATGACGTTCACCGTGTGACGTTGTCGCCGTCGCTTCAACGCATTTGATGATATACCGAGACGCTTTGCCGCTTCGCCAAGCGGTAGAAACTCACTCTTCTCCGTCATCGTCCGCCCCCTCGGCGATGTGCTCCAGCGAGTCCGCGATCGTCGTCATCGTTTCTTGATGAATCAAAACGAATGCGTTTATGATTTCTTGAAGCGGGTGTTCCTGGTTTCTCCGATACCCGTCGACGACGAGCCCCGCCAGTGACTGCGTCACTGATAGGATGAAAGCCCAAAGAAGCATATCCGCGAAACCTTCATCCATATCGATTCCCCCCTCAACTTTCTTTGTCTGGCAAGACCTGATTTCGATTCGCTCCGACTCGGTACGAGACGTGCACGAAGTTGTTTTTCCGATGTAGATAAATCTGATCGAACTCCGGAACGGTCGCAATAATCAATGCGTGCAAGTCCGCCGCATCCATCCCCGCCGCATAGATGTCGACCGCTTCGCCCTTGATGTGCTGCGACGTCGTCGAACCGCCAATCGCCATGTTCAACTTGAGCGAACGGTAGCCCGACGTCACGATGATCGGTGAGCCAATACGCTGTCTAATCGGCTCAAGAACGCGAAGGCAAAGCATATGCAATCGCCGCACCGCTTCAGGAGGTGGATTGTTTCTCCACCCCATCGCGCTCGCCGTTTCGGACCGAACAAATTCGGAAAGATGGAAGTGTTCGGATAGCTGCATCATCTTCCCGCTAGAATCCTTCGCCCGCTTTTGGACAACACCGCCGCGTGAACCGCTTTCGATTCGCCCGCTTTCAGTTTTCGGCCGAGTTGTTCCTCGACTTGGCGGGCGACTGCTAAAAGCGCATCGTCGATCTTCGTGGGTGTCTTGTCGTCGATGAGGTCAAGCGCCTCGACGACGCCCTTCGCAACATCGTAGGCGAACCGCTGCTGATCGCGATTCAGTTTTTCGAACACCGCTTTGACGATGACGGGGACGAGGACGAGCGCGCCGAGAGATATTGCGCCGACAAGAACGGGTTCAATCGCAACGATGATTTTGAGTAGTGCTTCCATCTTTCAACCTCCAAAAAGTTTTGCAAGCGCGCCGACCGCCGAGATTCCCGACGCCGTCGAGACGCCAATCAAGACCGCGCGCCAAAGCTCAAGTTTCCCGACTCGCTTGTCGAGTTCGACGACGCGACGATTTAGCTCCTGCCCCCGCTGCTCTGCAATGGCGATTTTAATTTCCCCGATTTCGTTTCGCATCGCGCGCATCTCGGCAAGAATCTCGGCAATGTCTAGCGTCGTCATCATCCCCCCCTATCGCATCCGCCGCACCGGGTTCTTCGGGTCCACGATGTAGCCCTCCCATTGACCCGGCAAAATCCCCGAAAAGTTTACATGAAACCCGTCCAGCACAACCGTTCCCCCATCGGGGTCCGGTCCACCGTCAACCTCCTTCGGTATCGTGATGGTGCCCACGAGGTCGAAGGCGTGGCCCATGTTGCTCATGATTACCGAGCCTGCATCGACCTGTACCGTCTTGTGATGCGCAATCCCGGCATCGTCCACCCCTGCATCGACTTGGGCGTATTTCCACTGCCAGAAGTCGGTAGAGCGCACCTCACGCCGGAACGTGGCCTCGTCTGGGAATCGCAAGTAGAAGTTACCAATCATCGGCTGTTGTCCGGCGTCGGCAACACCTGCATCCGAGGCAACGCCCGCATCTTCGGGTGACAAGGCGATGCCACCGACGACTAAGGCGCTGGTTAAGGTGACACCGGCGATAATGTTACTCGTTGTACTCATTGCGTAATCACCTGGAGAGTTGAATCAGATTGTCGTCGTGGCCAGTAGGTTAGGCGTTTGATGTGGCCTGCTCGCACCTGGAAGCCAGACTTATATCCGATTTGCAACCATTCAAAAATCGGCACCGTTATGGTTGTATCGACTACCGCAGCCGTTCCATCTGCGGCAAAATTCCCATCGTTATGCGCCATCGCCATGGCCACGGAAAAACCATCTCTAGAAACCGTTAAATCTTTCGCCATTTGATCGGCTCCTGCGTTTCGAACGTAAATGCTCCCAAAGCTCCCCGAAACGCCGGTCGTGCGATACCCTAAAGCCCCAAACGAATTGTAAGACGAATTAAACGATGCAAGACCCTGGTAGGCAATATCGGCGTCCAGATCACCGCTAGCCAATAACGTCCCCTCAGTCGGCTCGTACCACTGATAATCTTTACCCACGGTATCAACGGTTCTCACGTAGTCCGTTGCCGTCGTGCCGGGCTCTAGTTGGGCGCCCCATGCGTAA